TTTTCAAGTTCTTTGTCGCGTGATTTGATAATCGCGTCGATTCGAAGGTTTTCTTCTTCAATCAATCCGGATTTTATGTCCTGAAGATTCGAATCAAGTTGTTCTTTGATTCGTTCACGTTCGGCGTCGGATCGCGCCTTCGAAAATTGATCTTCAAGGAATCCGCGTTGACGATCAAGTTCGTTCAAATATTCTCCGTTTTGCTGAAGTTTTCGTTCGATGTCAAGTTGATCCAGTTCGGCCGACGCTTCGTTTCGACGCGTTGTTTCTTCTTGAATGATTTTCGTGATCTGACTTTCGGTTTCGTTCGTGACTTTGAGTTTTTGAAGACGCTTCAGTTCGTTGAATTGTGCTTCGATTGTCGTCGTCAACGTGTTTTCTTCGCGTGACTTTGCGATCCGTTCGGCGAAATCTTCGTCGATTGCTTTTTTGCGTTGATCTGAAAGATCCTGAATCTTTTTCTTTTGATCGTCGAATGTTTTCGGATCGGTCAATTCGACTTTTTGCGTCGAAACTTCACGATTCAAGATTTCAATTTGACGCGTCAAGTCCTGAAGAAGTTCGCGTCGTTTCTTTGCCGTTTCTTCGGCCGACTTCAAAGTTTCTTTGTCGGTTTTCTGGATAACGACGCCGGCGGCCGCGACACGGTTCGAAAGATCGTCGATCGCTTTTTCGGTTGAAGCGATTTGTTGTTGAATTTCTTCTTGATTTCCGCCGACGCCGGTCGCAAGGTCATTCGTTAACTTTATTTGTTCATTTTGTTGTTGAATTGAAACGAATCCGCTTTCTTGTTTCAATTTAGCGTTCTTTTCGTCCGCGACGGCCTGAACCGCTTTCGCTTTTGCAAGTTTATCTTCAAGATCAAGTTGTTGACGTGTCAATTCAATGATCTGACCTTCGGCCGCCTTTGCGAACGCGGACGCCTTGATCGAATTCGCTAAATCCTTATAAGTTTCGTCGAGTTCTTTGACGAACTTCTTTTCGTCAATTATGTTTTTGACGGTCGTTCCGTATTGATTATTCAATTGATCAATCAATTTTTTGCGTTCGGCGGATCCGGTGTTCGCGTTTTTGATTTGTTTCACAAGCGCGTCAAGTTCGGACTTTTGCTTCGCGGATTCGCGATTCGCTTCGGTTTGCGCGGCCGCAAGTGCGGATTGTGAATCAATCAATTTTTCAGTCTGGACAACCGCTTCTTCTTGCGCGTCGCCGAAGTCAATCAAGAAGGCCGCCGCCGTAGCCGCCGCCGTCGCGATTAATCCGAGCGGATTCGTTTTCAAGATATTTGAAAAGGTCGTCGTTGCAACCGACGCGACGCGTGTCGCCGCCGTATAAAGTCCGGTTGAAGTTGTCAAGGCGTTCGTCGCCGCCGCCGTTGCGCGTGTCCAGAACGCGCGAAGACGTTGAAGTGCGATCTGAAGTTGTTCCTGAACGATTAACGCGCGAATTCGGACTTGATAAATAAGTTCGGCCTGAATCGCGGCGTTCTTTTGGCCGACATAAAACGCGACGGCCGCGCCTAAAAGCGTGATCGTCCGTCCGTATTCCTGAACAAAGGACGGAATTTGTGCAAGTGTTTGAATGAAAGAAAACGCCGCCGAAACCGCCGTTTCGAATACCGGCAAAAGGCCGGATCCGATTGTTCGTTGAAGTTTGTCGAATTCGCCTTCAAGATTCGACAAACGTCCGGCCGTTGATTCAGAAAGGCGTTCAGTAAGTCCGAAGAATTGTCCGCCTTCGGACGTCAATGTTTTGAACGCTTGTTCAAGATTTGCAAAAGTGATTTTTGATTCGGATCCGAGTTTTTTTACTTCGTCAACGTTAACGCCTAATTGTTCGGCAAACAAAGGCAAAACATTGACGCCGGCTTCAGTTAGTTGATTAATATCTTCGGCGAAAATTGTCCCCTGAACGCGCGCCTTTCCATAAATGACCGCAAGTTCGTTGAAGTTTTTTCCAACGGCCGAAGAAACGTCGCCGATTCTTTCGAGTGTTGTCGTGAGTTGATCAACCGGTTCGCCGAACGCAAGTAAGGCCTTTCCGGCCTGATTGACTTCGTCCGGCGTGAAAGGTGTTTTGATTGAAAAGTCTTCAAGTTCTTTGAAGACTTCTTTTGCTTTTTCGGCGGATCCGAGAAGAACTTCAAGTGTGATCTGGACGGATTCGAAATTCGAAACCGCTTGAATCGCGCCTTTTCCAAATTCAATCGCCGACGCCGCGACCGAAATTCCGCCGAAGGCCGCCGCCGCGCCGGTCAACGCTTTCCGAAGTCCTGAAATTTGATTTTCCGCGCCTTTTGTCGCCGTTCCGATGTTTCCAAGTCCGGCCTTGATTCCTTCAAGTTCGCGACGAAGTTGTCCGGTGTCCGCCTGAAGGCGAAACAATACATTTTTTACGTCTTCGGCCATGTTTATTTTATTTTTTCGATTTGATCGTTTCGTTCGTCAATGATCCTGAAGAACGTTGAAATTGTTTGATAATATTCGTCAACCGATAACGCTTCAAGTGCTTTCATTTCGGTCACCTTATTTTCGCAAAGTATTTGATTGACATAATTTATTTGATCAATGTATTTTCCGATTTCAACCGCCGCAAAAGGCGATTGAACCGGTCGTTTGCCGGAATTGCCGTCTTCAAATAGTCGTGTATATCTTGCGCGGATATTTCCGAAGATTTGATTGTGAGTTCGAACGCCTTTCGCAAAAAAAAATCCTGAAGGTTTTGATCACTTTTGAATTTATCTTGTTTGCGTTGTTTCCAGATCTCCGAAAATTCGGATTCGTCTTCGCCGTCGATTACAAAATAACAAGTCGCAAGTTCGATCATTGTTTGCATTTCGCCGACGTAATCAAGGCGGAATTCGAGTTCGGCCAAAATATTAAACAATTCGACAATGTTTCCGGCGTTCGCCTTTGATTTCATGCTTTCAATCAAGATCTTCAATTGATCTTTTGTCAAATTCATTTCGGCGAACCGTGTCGCCACTTCGGCCGCGATTGCGCGTTTTGCGGACATTGTCAAAGGATTCGTGAATTCGAACCACTTGACGCCGTCGGAATCCGTAAAAACGTGATTCAAAGGAATTTTTGTCCCAGTTCCGCCGCTTTGTTCCGGAACCGATTTTGAAGTTTGTTTTTTCCACCGTCCGAAGATCATTTCTTTTTGATTTTTGAAGTTGATCCGTTCGCCTTCTTCATTCGATTAATCGACGCCGTACAAATTGCATAAGCGGACGATTCGTTTTTTCCTTGTTTCATTACGTCTTTGACGCAACGATCTAATTTTGCCGGCATGATTTGAAGTGTTTTTTCACTTCAAAAATAATCATTTCAGTCGAACAAAGTCGTTGTTGAACGTCCAAAGAAAATAACGGAAACAATCAAGAAGGTGAGTTGATCGTGAATCCTTCGATTTGTCAATGTCGCCGTGATCGTTCGCTTCGACGTTTTGAAGATCATGAATCAAATATTGACACGAAGCGTCGATTTGAATGTCTTTGTGTTTTTGAAGGATTGAGTTCAAAAGGACGCGTGAATTCTTGATCGAAGGATTGAAGGTCGGAACCTTAAACGCCGACTTCGGAAGATCCAGTTCGTCGCGAATGATTGTGTAATAATTCAAAACGCCTTTTGTCATTGCTGAACGACTCGCGCCGGACGCGTCACCGGTGACAATGAAAAGACGATCGCCGAATTCGGATCGTATCGCCGAACAAAGATTGTAAATGTCGGAATTTCGAAGGCGGAATTCGCGAATCACGCGGATCTTGTCTTTGAATACTTGTCCGGCGATGCAAGTGATCGGATCGACATTAAAGTCAAAAGAAAGAATGATCGGTTCAGACTTTTCGATTTCGACGTTTTGTTTGACCGTCCTGAATTTGTCGAATCCATACGCGAACGGACGATCGACGTCAATGACGTCCCAGTCACCATGTACAAACACGGCGCGCGTGACGTCGTCAAGATTTTCCATTGCGGCGACGTATTCGACCGGCAAATCTGGATTGTCCGACATTAACGCGCGTTTGTAGAAATAAGACGGCCGAAGCGTTCCGGACATTGCCGGTTCATGAAATTCTTTCTTTGTCCACGTTTGCGACGGATTGCATGTCAACAAGATCAATCGCGGCGGCTGATTCGGAATGATATGACGACCGACGCGAAGTTTGCATTTTTCGAACGTTTTCTTTTGTACTTCTTGCGCTTCTTCAATCAAGAAGAAGTTCGTTTCAAGTCCGTCGAATCGCGTCAAATTTTTGTCCTGACTGAAGTTTTCAGGAAAGAATTCAAGTGTTGAACCGTTCGCGAACGTGACAATGTGATCCGTTTGGTGATAATTTCGAATAAATGAATTCGGACAAAGTTTGAAGAACGTCGGAATCGTTGTTCGTTTCAATGTCGGCAAACTTTCGCGAATAACGTGTGAACGTGAATTCGGATAAATTTTCGCAAGCGTAATCAACGTCGCAAGTGAAACAAAAGACTTTCCGCCGCCGGCCGCGCCGCCGAACAACAAAGATTCGTATTTGAACGAAAAAACCGCTTGCATGAATTCAAGTTGTTTTTCGTGCGGACTGAACGCGATGTTCATTCGAACTTCTTTTTGTTGACGACATGTCGCCGAACCGCGTTCAG